GTGCTATGCGAAAGTTAGGTTATGTGATTTCAGACAAAGCAAAAATTGCAGTTGAAAAAACAATCGAACCCGAAAAGCAAATTAAAATTGATGGCGTTTTATTAAACGCCGGGTATGTTTTAAAACAGCAATATATTGAGCAAACGTATGGCTCGGAAGTTGAAAGTATGCCAAACGCAAATGTAAAACCCGAAAAACCTACACCCGAAAAAAAGCGTTAGGCCTGCTTAAATTATATTATCGAACGCATTGCTGTGTGGTTCGCACGAACCTATAAAATTAAGCAAGGAAGATGATTTTTTAAGTGGGCTTATTGAAAGTTACATTCGGCAGTTATTTGATGATAGAAGTGTATCTGCAGAAAACCGCCAGCAACTATGGGAGCATTATTACAATACGCTTGCAAAAGGTGTTGACGTGGGTTACAATCCAAAACCCGAAATGTATGATCCTGCATTATCACATTCGCTAAAATATAATATTGCGGAATTTTCGGCATTCAAAGAAACGAGCTTTAGAAAACAGTTAGAAGCGGCACTTACCAGTAATGGAAAAGTAACGCCCTGGAGCGAATTCAAAAAGAAAGCAGATGAGCTAAATGTTGAGTACAACCGCCGTTGGTTGAAAACCGAGTATGACCATACGGTTGCAACGGCAAATATGGCACAACAATGGCAAGATTTTGAAGCCGATGCCGACTTGTACCCAAACTTGAAATTTGTTACTGCAGGCGATGCACGTGTGCGAGACGAGCATAAAATTTTAGACGGTTTGATTTTGCCAATAAACCACTCGTTTTGGAAAACACACACCACGCCACTTGATTGGGGTTGTAGATGTAATATTGAGCAAACTGATGAGGATGTAAGCGAAAAGATACCCGATTTTAAAGTTAAAAAAGCATTTCAAAACAATGCTTACTTCAGTGGTAAAGTTTTCAATGAGATACCTTATACCGAAGGATTGAGTGGTGCGGAAGTAAAAGAAGTGAAATCGAAAACGAATAAGTATTTTGATAACAAAACTTTACAAAAGCCACGAGACGAGCAATTTTTTGAAAAAGAAAAATACAGCAAAGGAAAGGTTCTTGAACATTTGCTAACTAAAAAAGGCGATGATTATACCGACATATTAAAGGTTGCGACTGCGTTTGCTAAAAAAGGAAAAGTAGCGGAATTGCTTCCCGAAATAAACCAAAAAGAAAGAACAATTAGAAATTTGATTTTTCGTAATTTAAGATCTAAAACTTCAAATCCCGATTTGAGAATGGGAAGTATATTTTATGATATTAAACGTCCAAAAGCGATAAAGAATATTGTAGGAAATGCAAACGGAGCATCAAAACAAGGAGCAATTGCGGTAATTAGTGATAGTCAGTTAGACAAAGCATTGACCGATAAAATTATGTTAGAAAGAGCAAAAGACATCTTTAATAACGAGAATTATCAATTCAATGAAGTTGTGTTTTTAAGGGATGGAGAGCTAGTTGTATTTAATCGAACAGGCGTTTAATAGATAAACTACTAAACGCCTGAGCTTTGCCCGACCCGCAAGTCTGACATTGCAAATATATAAAACTTTTTTAAATACAATTTAAAAAACGATTAAAATATTTTTAGTTGACTGGTATTTTGAGGTGTAGCATTGTCGTTGTAGATGCCTTCGTAGCTTATTATAGCATCAACGGTACGGCTAGATAGAAAGACTTTTGTAGCCACTTCGTCAATAACGGCGTCAATCCTCCATTTGGGATTTTTTGCCTTTATATCGTAAAAGTGCTTACGAACTAGGTTGTTTCTTTCGGCAAGTCTTTCTTTGCGTGTCATATAAGGCAAAGATATTTAGATTAATCAAAACATACAAGGCGATTTTTTTCGCATAAAAAAAGCCCACCAATTTGGTGGACTTTTTCCTGTCTAATTTATAAAAATAATCATGGGAAGTGATATTATTTACATCGGCTCTCGCCTAAAAGTACGCCGTATGCGTTATCTTTATTTTTACTATTTGTAGTGCCAAATTCAACTATTTTAACCGCTTCAATAGTGCTTTTATATTCTTTTAGAGTTTCACAAAAATAAGATGCGTAACCGTCTCTATTGGTGTTGTCAGTTTCAACCGCAATATACAAAACATTCGCTTCTGTAAGAACTACGTCTTTTACTTTCGGCTCTTTTTTTATTACTTCTAAAACTACTTTATTGATAGAGTCATTATTTACCGTTTGTGTTTGAGCTTTTACGTCGGCTCCAGTTGATCCCTTGCAAGTTTTAAATATAATCAATAATAAAACTGATAAAACTGCAATTCCAATAATTTTCTTTTTGTTCATTTTATTTACTCTTTTATAATTAATTTTTTCACTCGAGCTTTCATAGGTCATACTTCTTATGCCTTTAATTTCTCGCCCTCCGATTGTTACTTTTACGTCATCTAAATTTTTGTTGACTTCTTTTTTTTGCTCCATAACTATTTTAACTTTTACAAATCTAAACTATTTTTTACATATTGTGCATTTACCATTTTTGAATAAACGCATTGTGAAACATTTTTTGCAGTATTTAAACATCTTTTAATTAGTATTTTAAGTTCGTCCAATGAATGATTTTACCTTTGAAATTTTTATTGAAATAAGCAAAGAGCTCGTCTGAAGTATCAAAGCCATCATTGTTGGCAAAAATTGGAATAGTGTAGGAACTTGAGATGACCGTGCCATTAAAAAAGTAGGCATCACCATAAAAACGTTCGTCAATAATGATAGTACAGGTTTTGTCAAAACTTGTACCTAAACAAGTGAGGTTTTCAGTATTGTCTTTCAAAATAAACTCAATTTTTTGAATACTGATTACTGGCAGAACTGAAGCGAACCGAAACATATTTTTTTGACGTGCATTTATAAAAAAGTCAATTTTTGTATCTACTTTCCAACGGTTGTTTTTATCTTCACGAACAGAGTGGTATTTTGACGGCAATTTATCCTTTGCAATGAAATTGTAATCAGCTGGATAATGTACCGATGGATCAACTGGAGCAAGCATATAATTTTCCCTAATTCCTTTGTGAATTCGTTCAACAAAGTAAGTTGGTTTCCTGTTTAGTTTTGTGCTAAATGGTAGTATCATCTTTAAAAATATCTTGTTGTTGTTGGTTGAAAACGATTACTAAATAAATTATCCAAACAAAAAGATAAAACAAACAAATGGCACCCCAAATGAACTGTGGCGGACTGAATTTATCTAATAGCAAATATGCTATTGCAGTTTGGATAGTTGGTAATGATTTTGGGAGATTGCTAAATTTAATTACTTTCTGTTTTTTCATCTTTTTTGGTGTTATCTGTTAAAAATCCTATTTCTTTTTTTTCGTTGACACGGTTGGCGTATCGTGGCGATTGAATGAGTAAATCCAATTCTTTGAGTTCGAGGTCAGAGCAATTTTCTAAAAATTGTTCTGGTGTAACCGTTACCGTTAGAACTTTGGTTAATGTTGGCATTTTTTTTGTATTTTATATTGTCGATTATAACTTTACCTTGGCGACATTAAAACGATCGCCAAGCCTTGGAGTTAGCGTTCATTTGCCAACACATCCATATAAAGATTCCACGCTTTTTTGTATTCAATATGCCAAGCCTTCTGTAAATCGATATCTTTATCGCTCCAATTATGTTTATCCTTTAGTTCGGCATAAGAATCGTCCTCCCATCCAGAAATCACCCCATACATAAAAGCAATCATTTTATCTTCGCCACAATCTCTTGAAGTAAAAGCTAATACTTCATTTAATTTCTGTAAGGGATTGGTTGGAATATCCATTTCATCCCTTGTTTGCCATTTTACATCTTTCATAATAATTTAGTTTTAAATACCAACACTAAAAAACGAACGCTAACACTATATATAAAACAGCTTTTAGTCCGTGCTTTCTCGGTGGTTATTGTTTATTTATTAAGTTATTTTATTACTCTAAATTTTTGCCTATTTGCAAGCCGTTTCATATACCAAACGTTATAATCGTTTAATTATCCCACCACAGACCATTTATAAAAACTTCGGCATACGGAAAGAATTGATTTTCTTTGGTTTTTAATTTTATGTATTCAGGGATTTTTAAAATGATTTTGATTTTGTTGGCATCGCTTAATTTGTTCCATCTCTCCAAGGCTGTTTTCTTTTTTGCCAATGCGTTGTATGGGTATAATTTCCAAAACAAATCAAAGGTTATTTCGGGCATATTTACTTTTATTTCAAAGTTTGCTTTAAGTGTTTGCCAATGTTTTATTTTGGTTTCGTTATATGGGAAGTTTCCTTTTAAAAACAACCAGTTAATTTGCTTTTCTGATAATTCTACATTCAAGAATTCAACACTAGCTAAAACACCGTTTAAATGATATTTAAAAACCCAAATATCGGGTGCTGTTTTAGCTTTTACCGTATAAATTGTTAGTTTTTCCATAAGTCCGCTAGTTTGAAAATATTATTTACGCAAGGAATTTTTAAATTGATTGCCAGTTGCATTTCTATCATTGCTCCAACGCTTTGGGTGTGGCAGTCCATAAGGTAAACGGCATCACAATCGACCAAAGCTTTAATACATTTTTTCATTGCAAACTCCCAGCTTACATTCCAGTCGCCAACTAATTCGATTGGGTTTAAAACTTTAAAGCCACAACGCTCAAGATTAATTTGAACCTCTTGAAATTTGTCTATAACTTCTTGTTGTGGTAATCCTGTTATTTTACCTGCTATGTAGATTGTTTTTTTCATAGTTATAATTGTTGGTGTATTTTATCTGCAGTAGTTTGCAGAGCCGTTTGGCCGTGATGATTATTGACGGTTGGTAGAAGATTTATAATGATGTTGTATAATGCCCAACCTTCGTGAATTTTCAAAGTAACTTTATGTAACTTTTTATTATCAAACAAAGTGGCCTTTTTTATATTCGCCTTTTGAAGTTTGTCAAATTTGTCCGCAATATCGAACACAATGGAACGATAGATTTTTTGATTTAATTCTATTGGTAGATTGGTATCATAAACCGTTTGCAATAGCTTGTTTATGGCAAAAATGGTATCGATTTTTAGTTTTAGTTCTACTTTCATTACATTATTTCGATTAACAGTTTAATATCTTCTTTGGTAATTTCACGTCCATTTAGTTTTTCACAATTAAAATCTACATAACCATTAACAAACTGATTTTTGGAATTAAACTCGTAAGTAATGTGTATTTCAGAGTCATTTTTTCTAAAAGCCCACCATCTATAAAAGCATCTATTATCTAGAAATTCTCTACCTTTAAAATTAAATCCTAAATCTTCTAATTCACTTTGTTCTAATACTGGTTTTTTCATCTGCAGTCGGTAATTGGTTCGGTTAATATTTCGCCACAATAGTCGCATTGTATGGCTGTTTTTTCGCAGGTTACTACAATTTCAAGAACTACTATTGAAGTGTCTTTATGGTCGCAACCTTTACACTCATTGGCGTGGCAATAGTCGTTTTCTGGGCGTAAGCAATAACCATCTTCGGTATGTTTGCATTTTATCATTTGTAACGATGTTTTACAATTCCGCTTAGTGCCTTGATTAGCTTTTCGAGTTCCAACGGTTCCATATCTTTGAGCTTCTTTTTTACTGGCGATTTGTCGGATTGTAAAAAGTTGCTCAACCTGTCCAAGTCGGGAACTTCTCCCCACTTTTCGGATGGTTTAACCCATTGCATTTGGTAGAGTAATGAAAGTATTACTTTGTGCTTTGGGTTGTTTTTGTCGAATACTGCCCAGTTTTCCGTAGGTTGATTTACAGGTGTAGAACCTTCTTGTGCCATTATTATTTTTTTGGCTTGTGCTTGCGTAATAGACTTCAAGCTCGTGCGGTTCACATCGGCTGTAATCCATTGTACCCACTCGCTTTTGGTATCGACTTGGTACTGGCAGTTTTTCATTATCCTATTAACTTGGAAAGTTAGAATAGGTAAATCATCGCCGATGGTTTGCTTCGCCTGTTCGCTTACGCTCGGGTCTGTTGGTTTTACTTTAGTTGTTGTCATTGGTTTGCTTATGGGTGAAACATAAAATCTTTTCTTAATCTAACTGTCGAGTGAACTTTAACTTCAATTTCAAACGGTTCTTTTTTTACTGCATCAATCCATTTTTCGAGTGCCATTTTTTCGGCTAATGCTGGTGTCATTTCAAATACAATTCCTTGCACAAAACTTGACTTGTATCCGTTTTGTTTTGGAATCAACTTTAACTTGATGTGGTAAGCATTTTGTTTTACGTTTCCCATTTTGTCTGTCTTTTAAATTTTGTTCCCGAGGCAGGATTTGCACCTGCGGACACTTCGTCGTCTGCTCTTTAACTCGGGATAACCAAACAAACTAACCTAACTAACCTTTATACGTTGCTTTGGTGTGTGTTTTAAATGCTTTGTTTTCTATAACTGCCTTTTTATAATTGTTAAAGGCGTTACGTTCCTGTTGTGTAAACTCCTGTCGAGTTATCCAGTTGCCGTTACTATCCTTGTAAATTTCTTTGCCATTTACATTATAAACTTCGTGGTCTGTGATGGGTACAATTCTAATGCTCAAGATACTGTAAATCTAAATTCAACTTTCTTCTGTTGGCTGTCGCCTATCTTCAAGAACTTGTAACCGCTCACGTACGAACTTCCTTTTTGTCGAATCTGAGCATTTACAATAATGTCCATTCCTTCATCAAATTCGGGCGAGTTGTATGTTGCTCGCATTTGGTTGAGCTGAATAATTTTAGCAGGATTCAACATTTTTGTTTTCATTGATGGTTTTAAAAGTAGCTTTACGGTTTCTGCCATTTTTAGCATATTTTCGTTGTGTTCGTTTTCGTCATCGCCCGAAATACCAGTCAAGTAATCCATTATCTTTTGTACACCTGCGGTTTCCGAACCATCGAAAGTAATGCCTACATTGTAGCCAATGGTTATAGAAGCATCGCCATCAGCATTAGTAATCGTGTGGCTGTCCTGCTCTAGTTTTTCTAATCCGTAAACATTTGCCTTTAGTTGCAAAATGGCATCGAAACTGGCAAATATTGCCGCCACTAAATCTTCTTGTTCGCCTTGACGAACAATCAAGCCATCAATGTTTTCGTTCAAAAAATTGTTAGACAATTCTTTTAGCGTGGCAATGTCGCCTTGCTTTTTTGCCTTTTCGGCTTTTTCTTCTTTTTGCAACTCGAGGCGCATTTGTCTTTTTTGCTCGGGCGTTAATGCCGAAATGTCGAATGTGTTTTCTGTACTCATCTTAATTGTTATTTAGTTTAATATTCTTGTGGTTTTGGTTGCCAACCTCTCATCTCGATTGTTTTGGCAATGGTTTGTATTTTTTCTTCTACCGTGTCCGGAACTAAAAACATTCTCACTTTGTCAAATTCTAATTCTCGAAATAAGTAGTTTTTATAGTCGAACATTGCGGCACGCTCTTGGTTTATTATCATTCGCTCCAAAATTGTGAAGTGTTGGGTTTCTTCTGTATCGTATTGCAGAACCGTAAGAAGTAACTGCAGGCGATTGTGTATGTTTTCTAAATGATAATCAAACCTCATAGGTATCTTTGTTTTTTAATTCGTCAATTGTAGTTCTTAAATCACGCTCAATTTGTGGGCGAGCTTCGTGCTCTGGAGCGTTATCCTGTAGCCATTGTTTTAGTTCGGCTATTTTGTTTTTGAGTTGGGTTTTAGTTCGCATAATTAGTTTAGGGTTAAAAATTGAGGTTCTATTTTTACGGCTCCAATAGTCATCATTATTCTTTGATTTACTGGTTGCATTTTTTTTGCATCATCAATTAAAGGTTTAGGAAAAATGCTAAACATCCTTACTACGCACTGATCATAACATTGTTTTTTGTTTTCAATGTTACTACTTGGATATTCTTTGATAATTTGCAAAAATTCGTTTTCACATTTTTGAAATTCCGTATTATACCACTTATTTATTTGTGCGTTTGCCAGTACTTTTTGATATTCTAAAAGCGTAAGCACAACACTCTCGCACCAGTTAATGTATCTTTCAAAATATTGTGTTTCGTAATTTTCTAATGTCAAACCTAAATGGGTGTGTATGTTTTGTTTTGTTACGCTCATTGTATTTTGTTTTAGTTGTTATCTCCTCTTACTTTTTCGTATCCTTCTTTCCAAGTAATAAATTGACCACCATTAGGCCCTATGGTTCTACCTTTGCACGATGCTAAATATCCGTTTACGAATATTTTCATTTTAGCGTCAAATTGTACCCTCGTTTCTAATTCACTTCTGGGGTTGGAACCTTGTGCGTGTCCTGTGAAAATGAATATCTTATTTTTGAACTGCCTTTTTAATCTCATATAGTCATCAAAAGAATTAAGGAAGTAGGTTAAACTGTCTATTATGATTACATCGGGGCTGTTTCTTTTTTGTAGATACTCGACCAGTTCTTTGTACTCGTAGCGTTGTGCTAAATAGTTTTCCGCTACTTCATTCATTCCTAGCTCCTCGGTTCTGTCTATAAAGTCGGTGTCGTCTATCTCCTCCTCCAAAACATTGTAAAGCACTTTTCTTGACTTTGCCAGCTCTTTAGCAAGTTGCATTACAAAGTAGCTTTTACCTCCTCCCGAACTGCCCCAAATAAACCAAACTCCTTTATTTTGTGGTTGCTTAAATGCTTGATACCACTCTCCCTCAAATTCTATTCTTTCTACTTTTTGATTTAAGATATTAGCGACTGTGAGTGCTTTTTTAATTGCCATTTAATCCACAATTAAATGTTGTTTTTCAATTTCAATCCTCACTTTTCGCAAACTCCCCAATGTTTTAGAATACATTTGTGAAGGTGTTACACTTGAGTTATTTGCCTTTGACACTAATGCAATTTGTTGCATATTGAATTCTCTTAAAGCATCATTTCCGTTTGGTGTTACTCTTTTGTAACCGTTGCCGTATCGGTCAAATATTTCGGTATAACCTACCTTTTTTAAGTCCTTTTGGCGTGTAATTTTTTGCTCCAGTCCATCGGCTCCCATCATATACCAACCGCACATATATTCAGTGGCGTTCCACAATGCTTTTAATTCTAAAAAAGCGGTGTAATCTAAATCTCCAGCCTCGTCAAGAATAATAAGAGGCGTTGCAATGGTTTGAATGTAGAAAACCAAATCATCATACACATCGGCATATCTTCCAGTATGGTCAACTCCAAACTCGCGAGCAATTTTTCTAATCAATTTTTGTTTTGATTTTACTTGAGAGCAATCCACGTAAATTGCATTTTGATTATTGTCGGCGTAATGCTTTCCTGCATGTGTTTTTCCAATTCCTGCTATGTCACAAAAAATGGCAGAAATGGAACGACTTTGGCAACTTTCTAACTGGGTTGTGATGTAGTTGAACGTTTCTGTATTTACAGTTTGCCAAGGTCTAACTTCCGAGAGTTGAACGTTTAAAAGTCGAGCTAATGAAATCCATTTGGCTTCTGAAATTACACGCTCAAATTCGCCTGCCTTGATTCTTGAGTATTGTGCCGTATTAATTCCTAATACAATGGCGTGTTTACTATCGCTTGTGTAATTCGCACGATGCACGTTCATTTGTGCGATAATCTTTTGTTTGATTGCTGTTGATAACATAAGTTGGTTTATAAGTCGTTAATTGCTCTATTTCTTTCGGATTGAATATTTACATACTCCAGCTCAAATGCCTCGTGTGGTTGAATTTGTTCTACAACTTCTGGAGTAACATCTATGTAATTGTTGTTGGCTCTAAACACGGTTACTTTTTCTAAACTATTTGCAGTGTTTAATCTAACTATTTTGTCAAATTGACTAATATATTTTGTGGCGTTTTCATAACCTTGTTTGTCGGCATCCGTCCATTCAGCATTAGCACGGTTAAAGGTTGGGACTGGCTCACATTTGCATATAAAACGTTCTTTTTGGTATAAGAAAACCTCGTTTATTTTGCCGTGGTTATCGGTCATGTAATAGGCATCTACATTGTAATTATTTGGTGCTAAAAGACGTAGTACATTGGCACTTTCTAACTGATACTTTTGATACTGAACCGTTACATATTGCGAACGTCTGATTGATGTTTCGGTATGACTTCCGATATACTTTGCTAAATAGCTTTTGTCAAATTTTGGAAGGTTCGGATTGATGTTTTCTAAAAACACTTGTAACCTTGTTTTACCTGTGTATAATTCTTGATTAGGGTGTAACTCATTGTTATACTGAATTTGTTCTTGCAACTCATTAGCTACAATTTGCTCATAACTTGCTTTGGCTTCTTTGTAGTTATCATTTTGCTCATCAAATATCTTTTGTAGCGTGGTTCTATTACTGTCTAATCTCGAATAGTGGCGACCTACATTTTGATTATTCGATTTTTCAACTCCGTATTTTTTAGCTCCGATTAAACGTTCCGCATATTTTTCTTGCGAGTTTGTGGCGTTACACCATCTTACAAATGGAAACACATTACCTGCCATCATTAAGCCATCTTTGAAATCGCTAACCAAATGTTGCTCTACTTCCAGTTGCATCGGAATGCCTATTGCTTTTGACGATGTGAACTGAAACATATTTTTTAAACAATCAATGTATAACTGATGATTTTTAGATTTTGAGTGTGCAATACCAATCAATGCCGTACTCATATCGTCATAAGCATAATAAGCCATTACTTTTGAGCCATCTAAACACTTGGTGTGCATAATATCACGGTCATCAAGTGAAATCTTACTCATACTAAATTGTGGAGCGGTTCGGTTTACGTGTGGACGTTGTTTGTGGTTAAAATCGTAGGCACCATTACGCTGTTTTTTGATGATTAGATTATTATGCGGTGCGTTTATTATATTCCAAATTGTACCAACTGAAAGCTCAACAGGTTGACCGCTTTTTAAAAATTTAGTACGATCATATAACTCTCCAGTTTTAATATTTGCCACTTCTAAATTACCCGCTAAAAATTCGTGGTACATTTCGTGAGTAGTTTCCACATAAGGTTTGTTTGGAATACAATGTAAACTCACAACTAAACTTTCTATTTTAGAAGTACGCTTTATGGCGTTTTGGGTGATTAGTTTGCCTGATATTAAAGAGAAATATCCTTCCTTTTGATATTGGGTTACTTTACGGCGCAAACTGTCTTTTGTGGTTGGTAAATTGTGTGTTACTTCACGAAAAGCATTTACATCATTAGACAGACTTTGCCAAATATCAATATTAACAGCTCCTTGCGCTCGTATGTAATCTTTTCGGTTGGTTTTTGCTGTTAAAACAGTGTTTAAAACCGATGCATTATAAGTGTATTGCTCTACATATTTTAGATCTAACTTTTTATTGTCCTCGCCGTAGGTGTGAGCCAAATAAAAATCAAATGCTTTGTGGTCTGCTATGTATTGCTTTGCAAACCAACTCTTTTTTGCCTCCTCTTTTGGGTTACCAAATTTTATGGTGATGGCATCTTTAGTTTCTCTGTCTAATGAATTAAAAAGAACGAGTGCATCTTGACCAAAACAGGCACGGCGAAGTTCGGTTTCGGTTCTAGTGTTACTTTTCATTCTATCATACCAGAATTTATACTTGCCTAAGCATAAACTATCCTCGTGCTTGTTTCTGTCAGACATCAAAAATTTTAGTTTGATGCCTAATTTTCCGTCGTAATATTCGTATGGTGTTTCTTTGTCCATAATGGGTTAAGTTTTTGTTCCGACCAAGGACTCGAACCTTGCACTTGTAGGCAACTAACCTGTATCGGATTGAGCTATTAAAAAATTATCGTGGTAAACTTTTTATTGATGATAAAGCCAAAAAGAATGGTTTGAGTTTCAATAACCTCATAAGTTAAATGCCTATTGATGTGATGAATAATTTTTGTTTTCATGGTTATAGTTTTTGAAGTGTTTTATTCATTTCCGTTTCCATTGTTTTATATGCTTTGCATATTTCCGCAGAACTTTCGCTAGTTCTATCACCACGAAGTGACGCATATATAAAATGCGGTGTAAATCCAAATTTTTCACGCAATCGTTTAATAATCGCTTTGTTATATACAGCGTATGGTTTTGTTTTTCTACCTTTGCTCATTGTTTTATTTGTTTACATTTTTAATACAATGCAAATATAAATACATTTTGTACTCATAAACAAATATTTAAGTACAAAATGTATATTTAATTTAAAATATTATGGATAAATTATTGATTTTAAATAAGATACAAGATTATTATAATTTTAAAAAAGATGCCCAATTTGCAGAATATTTGGGTATTCCTGCTCAAAATCTTTCAAAATGGAAGTTAAGAAACACTTATGATGCCGAATTAATATATACAAAATGTACTGAAATAAATCCCGAGTGGCTTTTGACTGGTAAAGGTGATATGCTTAAAGTCAATACTGCAATTAAGAGCTATCCAAAACCAGATAAAAAAGAAAAGCAATTACCTCTTATACCTATTGAAGCAATTGCAGGATTTGGCGCAGGCGAGTTTACAATAATGGAACATGACGTACTAGAGTATTACAAAATTCCAGAGTTTTCAAATGCTGATTTTCTAATTCCTGTAAAAGGATCTTCTATGCAACCCAAATACTATGGCGGTGATCTATTGGCTTGTAAACACATACAGTCTTTTAGCTTTTTTCAATGGGGTGTTCCACACGTAATAACAATTAAAGATAGAGGTACTGTTGTGAAGCGAATAAAACAGTCTGAAAACGAAAACGAGTTTACATTGATTTCTGATAATAAAAAATATGAACCATTTACAATAACTATTGATGATATTGTAAATATTGCGATTGTTGTAGGGGTCATTAGGGTAGAAAACTAAAATAGTGTTGATTATCAACAGCTTATATGTTTTTTATTTATTTATTACTGCATTTGGGGTAGTGTTTCACGCTTTTTTTGTTTTATTTCTTGTGTTTTTTATACATTTTGGGGTATGCTATAATATATTTTTACGTGTAAAAAACCGAACCCAACAGCGAACCCAACACGTACCCAATACAAAAAAAAATGATTTTTAAGGTTTTGGTTTAATGGCACAAAAATCTACACAAAATGAGAGGTAGAACCAATAAAAAACTCCGTTAAATAGTATAAATAGTATAAATAGTAGATATTGGAGTGTTTGTATGGTAGAATGGTAGTAAGTTGCTTTAAACGGTATTTAATGGTTAATTAAACGGTAGATAAATAGAAGTTAATGGTAGATAAATGTACATTTCTAATTTGCATAAAAAAACCTCTCAATATCCGTGAGAGGTTAATTTTATTGGTTTTTTCGACCTTTTTTATATTATACGTTTTGGTTAATTGTTTTTATAGCCCATAAATTACAAGCTTCCTTTTTTTAACGAATAAATTAAATTAACACCTTGAATATATTTTTGATTATTTTCTT